GCTTAGAGTCCTTTTCTTTTTCCTCAATTAACTCTCTAAAACTTTTCATTTTTTAAAATCTTTCAATAAATTGGCTTTTGCAAACTCTTTACGATTGACCAATTTAGTTGGTTCGCCTGCATGATGTACAACAAATCCTTCTGGATCAGTAGGTTTATCGCCTATATGATGTTCTAATCCACCAGTATGTTGATTTAAATTATGTACCAATACATTTTTTGCTTGTTGTATGTGATGGTGCATTTTTAACAAATTTTCATAATCTTTTTTGTGAGCATCAATGTGCTTACTGTGAGAGTTTAATTCTGCTTGCTTACGACCTTGCGCAGCAGGTGTTTTTAATTTTTTAATACTATCGTTGTATCTAGAACCAATAAACTTCTTTAATCCTTCAGCTGAAGGTTTCTCATCTGTTCTGACAGTATGATTTATATATGTAGCCATGTGGCCGGCTTCACCACTATGTGGTTCTGTATTACTGTACATAGTCTTTTTATGTTCATCATGTATTTTCTGTGCGGCCGTCATGTGTTTATGAAACTCATCTTGATCATGTTCAGAATAATGAATATTACGAGTGTCGTGCTCAGGATGTTTAGTCCAGACATCTCTATGTGGTGTAAAATTGTGTAGGTCTGGATGTGGATCGGCAGACATTGAGGCGGCAGTCTTACCATGGTATTGTGTATGAACTACAACACCAATTTTAGAATCTTTGATTTTTTGTGCTTCGTCACCATGACCAGTATAAGTGATGGTGTTTGGTGTAAACGATACTTTACCATTTTTATGGTGTTTTAAATCGTCATGAGTATACATCAAATCACCTTGATATACACCAGTTTTAGGTGCAATTTTTTTAAGATGATTCAAAGACGCATGAAGTTTATCCATAAGACCAGGTGCGTGACCATGATTCTTCTTGATATCTTCGTGTGTATAATTAATTTTTGGATTTTTATTGAAAGCGGACTTGGAAGCTACAAAGAATTTGCCTGTCTCTGGATGATGACCAAAAACAATAGAAGGTGAACCATCATATTTCATAGTAAGATGAGTACTTTTACTACCAGACTTCATATGTTCATGTGCTTGTGTTAGAGCCGCCTTAGCATGTTCAAAACCTTTCGAACCATGGAATAAAGGTCTATCTTCAGCATGATGAATATGCTTGAGTTTGCTTCCTTCTTCGGTTTCTTCTTTAAGAAAGGTTAAAAACGGCTTCATGAATTTCCTTCTAGACTTGCAACACACTTTGGTTGCCGGACACCTTATTTATACAACTTTTGAATTAATATCACCAAACAGTAAAAAGATTGGCTTCGATACATAGTGTCAAAAATTGTTGGATTTAAAACTGAGTTCCCTCAAAATCCAACCAATAGTTAGACATTCTACCCTTGCCTTGTAGAAGATAGAATGGTAAAGTATGAATTAGACCTCGACTGGAATTATAGTATAACATATCTTTAGGTCCTCTGTCAAGTGAAAAGGCAAAATGTGTTGTTCCTGTGTCACCACCAACAAATATTTCGGCATCCATAATGTGGTAAACATTGGTCATGAAATCGGTACTATTAACCCATTCTTCTCCAAAATAAGTAGGTTCTTTGGTACATATCACTTTAACATAATCCTTATATTCTTCATCATTGTATTTTTCAATCAAATGTTGAAGTAACTGTTTTGGCCAATTACGATAGGTGTTATATGGTGCGTCAAACAAAGGAAATATAACAATTTTCTTTTGCATTGGTTTGTCATTAGGCACTTTAACTAAATCGCCACAAATATCTCTAAAATCCCATACATTAACTCTGCGCCAGGGTAAAGTTTCTTGACCTGGATGTGAGGAGAAATAATTTGTTTGACATAAAAGAAATGAATGAAAATCTTGAACATATCTTTCTGTACTGACTGTTTCTGGTTTTAAATAGAACCGAATATATGGATCGCTGTTTGTTTTTCTAATATGTTCTATTACATTACAAACACCAAGTAAATCTCCATTGCGTAATGGTCCACCAAAAGTACCAGGTTCAATATTGATAATCATAGTTGTAAATCTTTAGCATGAACAAGTTTAGCTTGACGATTTAAATAGAAATGTTTTTCAAATACTTTATTAATATCTTTGCCATCGTCCCACGATACATTATCACCTACTCTAAATTCTGGCTTCCAATCTTCTGCTTTCCATACACAATATAAAGGAACATTACAAAGATCAGCAAGCATGCCAACACCTGTAAAGTTTGTAATAAATGGTTTCTTTAGATTTTTAATGATGTAAGCATTTTCTAACATCGTATTATTGAAATCAATAAATTCACAATCTTTTAGATGTGATAATATATGAGTTTCTCTACGAGTATCAATTTCACCTACTGCCCATCTATCACCAACATAGTAAGCATCTTTAACTTCAATATCATATTCTGGTGTCTTAACAATAAAATTATCATCAACTTCAAACATCAAATCATATTTGTCTCTTAACCAATTTTCATAACGACAAGTTTCAATTGGTCGATTTGGATCACCTTTAGTTTCACGACTTGGCCATGAACTTAATTGAACCATATCACCATACGGAATAATATCATCATCAAATTCAACATCAGTAAATAAATCTTGATACATTAAAAATTCTTTAATGCCTTTAAACTTCTTCATTGAACCTTTAATGATAAGAGAATATTTACCATAAGACTTGCTGACGCCAGACAGTACCGGCATAGAATTTAAAAAATCACCAAGATTGGCTGTACCTGTTACATAAATCTTCATTCACTAAACTCCTTAAAAGCCACAAACCAGTCATTAGATGAGACTGGATGTAATTCAAATAATTCAGGTTTCAATAGATACGACATTAACAGTAATGTTTGGTCATCATCAACCAATTGATTTTTAATCAACTCGTCCATACTATGTGCTACTAATGCTTGTAATGTTGGCCACATTTTTTTATCTGCAACAATACAAGGTCCAGTAATATGTACATCATTATTGGCAATAACATCTTGTATGATTGTTCCTTCTTTCCAATCTTTAATGTTAAAGAAATGAATTTTTTCTTTATCAAAAGGATAACTCCAAGTTGTTACATCATTTAGTGTTACTTGATCACGGCAATAACCAAAGTCCAACCAAGCAACTAAGTCATTATCTATTACACCTCTACGAATTGCTTCAACAACAAAACTAGCCTTCATTAAATTTACTACAACATAATCAGCATTCCAATATTCTGGATTGCGTACTTGCATGGGATTTATTTTTGCTTGATACTCAGGATTCTGTTGAATCTCGGTAACAATTTCTCGAATCTTTTTAAATGAATTTTTGAAATCCATTGTGATAATACTGGTTGGCCTATCTTCTCTTAGTGCTTTAATTTTATCAACCATATCTGCTGATGTAAACACAATGATTTCATTTTCTAGTTTGGCCATATGACCAAATCTTTCAAGATAGGTTTCAGTTGTGCGTTGTAAGTAGTGTGGGAGATTTTTATCTGGTGTCCATTCGCCACGACCAATATCAAAGAAGGCAGTTACAATACTAATTTCATTCATACCCAATAATACCTTTTATAATTATTAATAATTTCAATATGTGCTGGTTGATTCTGTACAAATCCATCATAATCGTAACCATCATTTCTATGATGATGCGTATCAGTCAGATAAGGATTAACTGAATAATCTTTTCCACATAAAAAATAAAATACAACCATATAACAGTCCATGAAACCTAATGGTTCATATTGTTTTTGAAAGTTATCATGATTTTGTTTGAACCATTCAATCACTTTATCATAGTTATTCAGAAATGTCGATACTCTGAATATTGAACCTCCACCACATCCATATTGATTGGTGATAGGTCTACGACCAGAAAACTCAGCAATACTATCTATAATGTTTTCAGGAATGATGTTGCCAATTGTAATATTGTGGCCTGCCATTTCCCAAGAATCATTTATTGTAATTTCCTTTTTAATCCAAACATCGTCTTCCATCATCATTATATGTGAAGTCTCACACTTCTGGCAAGCGAGTTTAAATCGCTCAAACCATGTTAACAGTTTTTCTAAGTTGTAACTAGGATAGCCAACTTTATTGGAAAATGGAAAATAATCACAATTATTATTAATAGAAATATCAGACAAATCATCCGCTGCGTCTGAACCTAAAAAATAATAAGCATCAGGATAATGTTTACGGACTTGTTCTACCATTTTTTCGGTAGATAGTTTTTTACCTGCTGAGGCCAAATGACAAAAAGAAATATTAGTCACCGTTTTTTACCCAAAAAATAATGCTATCATGAGTATTAGATGGTATTCTAATATCGGCAATACCACAGGTCATTCCTTCTGGTACCAAAGTTTTATATTCTTCTGCCCATTCCATTTGCAAAATATCTTCAATAACTAACATTCCGCCTTTGTTTATTTTTGGAATATAAAGTTCTAAACACTTGAGATGACTTTCTTTGGTGTGTGGACCATCATCAATGATAAGATCAAAGTTTGGTAACATATCAGCAAATTCTTTTTGATATCCGTCAGCATAGATTACTTTAACTCTTGGATAAGGTTCACATTTCTGTTTTGCGCCATGGTCAACAGGATCGACACCATAGATTTCAGCATTAGGAAAGTAATGATGCCACACCGCTAAACTCCCACCACGATGTATTCCAATTTCTAGTAATCGTAAGTTTTTTTCACGATAAGGTGCAAATGTCTGATCATAAAAGTTACTACAATATTTGTGGTGAAATTCTTTATCAGTTCCAAATTCATAATGAGTATCATTACGCAGGTTGTTCTCAACCATAATATCAACGAGAGTTTTCATTACATTAACCTATCTTTCCATGTTCTAGGGGTTTTATCAGATACAATTTCTAATGGATATGTGTAATCAAAAGGTTTAGGTCCTTTCTTTTTAACATAAGCCACCGTTTCTTGTATTGCTTTTCTTAAATCAGTTTTAGTTTCATAATCTAATAACTTACGAGCTTTGTCTGCGGTGCAAGATGCGTGTTTAACTTCTCTTGGTCGGTCAGGCATATGAATTGG